GGATATGTATTTGATAAAATTTTTATAGAAGCAAGTAAATCAAATTTATAATCAAGTTCAAGGCGAATATGGCTTAAATCCTGAAGAAGCTAAATCTTTTGTTAATGACATGTCAAAACCAGACTCTTTATCTATGGACAACCTAGTTGAACTTTGGAGAATGAAAAATGGTAGTGGTGCTTCAGTAAATCAGCAACCAATGCAACCTAGTGAGGCGTTTACGCAGCAACAAAGGGCGCAACAAGTTGCATCCCCTATGGGAGTTTTACCAGCACAACAATCCGAAAATGCTCAATCTGCTGAAGATTCAATTATGGAT